CAGTACGGGTTAATCGATCACCCCCCCTTTGGTGTCCCCCGGCTTCTCCACCTTGTCGTCGAACTTCTTGTCCAACTTTGAGGTTTTACCTCCCGTTTTGGTGACTTCTCCCTCCTTGGTAGCCACCTTCACCCCGGTTAGGCTACTGTAGAGCCGTTGCCTCCCTTGCTCGTCGAGAGTCTCGTAGAGAGCCACGATGTTGTCCACGTAGGCGTCACTTGCTTTTCCTTGAGGCGTGGCTTGGGCCGCCGCTCTGATCATTTGCTTTGTTATCATTTGTTTATTTTTTGCGCCTGTCCCGAGTTGCGGGCAGGTCGGTTGTTGTATTGGTTTTTCTTTCCTCGAAAGTCGGCAGGTTTGTCCTCTGCTCCATCGTCAGCTCTGTCCAGCCGTGTAAGGTAGCCGCAGCCATCACCGCGTCAACCAGCCATAGCCTCTCCCCCATTTCCCGGTAGCCCTCCGCCACGGTGCCCCCGTTTTGCTTAACCGCGTCCAGAATGCTGACCAGCCGCGTTTTGGGTGCTCTCGCCAGTAGTTGCCGGGGAAGGTTGGGGTTTTCCCATGGGATAGTCCTCAGGTCAAAATAGCCGTTCCCCCACGGGGCAATGCGTGCCGCGATTTCACGCTCCTCTTTGGATAGGGGTTGGTCGATTAGCTGAAAATGAGCCTCTGCCCGTATGTCAGACCACTCCATCTCGGTCAGCTCCAGCACGTCTCCTTTTTTGACGTTCCCGAATCTGCCAATGTTGCTTGCTTTGCCCTCGTATTTTACCCTTCGCATATTATGTTCAGGATGATACAGCCGCCTGCGCTAATACGCAAGGGCAATAATTTTTGCAAGATCGTGCAAAAAAAGCCCGCCCTGGACGTATCCAGAGCGGGCTGACCATCTACTCAATTACCAGATTAACCAGGGGTTAAACAGCATAGTTGTAGCCGAGAACCACAGAGGGCAGAGTCGTGCTCGGCGTCTCCTTAGGCACGAACGCCCGGCGGAAACTGGCCACCACAGAGTTGACCTGACGCTTGCGGTCAACGTCGACCTCAACGGTAAAGCCCCGGCGCACACCGCTGATCCAAGATGGGCGGTGAACCAAAAGGACGCTGCCCTTGGTCATCGTGGTCCCATCATACACCCCGGATGCGTTCAAGTCCTCACGAACCTGAGCGGAAACCACGATGCGAATCCCCATGATGGAGCCAGCCTCACCAGTAAGGATTCGAGCAGCGGCAGGGTTGCCGACTTTCTCGAAGGTAAGGGTTTCTTCAAGGCCGATCAAATCGTTGTAGCCCTGAGGTCCGACCAGCAACATCAAGTCGCGTGGTTTGACACCCCAACGCTTGAGCATCTTCCGCATGGCGATGATGTTCGTGGCGTTGATTTTCCCGGTGGAAATGTCCTTGGTCAGCGAACCAGCAATGGCATACTTCCGCAAGCCCTTGAACAGTTTCGCGTGGTGACCGGACACCGCATGGATATCGGAGTCTTGGTGCGTCCCGGTGGTGTCACCGTTGATCAACGCGCCCTCGTACGCGTCAGCCGCGCCCGCAGCCAGCGACTCCTGGAGCATAGGCAGGATTGCGATGATGGCGTCCTCGTCAGCCTCGTAGCTGTATTCAGACATACCAATCAACTTTTTGGAATCCAGCGTGATCGAGTCGGTGCCCGGCTCCGAAGAGGTAGGGTCGCTCCCCGGATTCTCGCTGCCCACATAGAAGTTAGGGCGAGTCGTGGTGAGCGGGAACTTGAAGACGGGAGTGGGCATCTCGATCTCGCTGGCCTGCATTTCGCTGGCAAGCTGGGACTCCAGATACATCCTCATCATCAGGTCCGAACTCAAGTCCGAAGGAATGAGGTCAGCGCCCGATCCCGAACCAGTAGTGGTCAGGGTTTTCCCGCCATAGATGCGAGCGTTGCGAGCCGCCTTCCAAGCCGCAGCCCCTTTGCGGGCAGCATAGGCAAGTTGCTCATCGCTGATTCCGTCGTTCATCCCGGTCGGGACGTGTTGCTTGGCAGCCTTCATGTCCGCCTTGCGCTCGTCAGAGACGTGGTGGAGACAGACGTTGGCAAGCTGCTTTTCCGCCACGGTCATATTCTGGTTGCGGTGCTCGAACGGGAAGTCGCGGGCATACTCAACCTCGAACTCATTGCGGGAAGGCGTCTTGATAGAGGCCGCAAACTTATCAAGGGTAGCCAAAAGCTCCTTTTGGGTGACCCCTTTTTCCTCAGGCATAGCCGCCTTAATGGCCAGCACCAACGCATCCTTGTCGATGCTGGTTCCTCCGATATGCTTGATCATGATCTTCTCGACCTGATCGGCAGTAAGACCCTCGCCCTTTTGGGAGGCGGCAGCCTTTTGAATTTCGGCGATCAACTTCGCAGAGTCCACCCCGCTATTGGCAGGGATGGCCGCAGTGACCGCCTTGGTGATAAGCGCAGCAAGTTTCTCCTCAGAGATACCTTCCTCCGCGTCGTCGTCTGCCTCGGTGAATTCCTTCACGACGGTGGCAGGGGTTAAACCAGCGGCCTTACACGCATCGGTAAGCTCGGTCAGTTCGGTTTTCTCGGCATCGGTCAACGTGGCGCTGTTAGACAGCTCGGCCAACCGCATCTTTTGTTTAATGGTGAATTTCATTCTTGTATGATTATGATTACTATTGGTTGGTTTCCGCTGGCCGCACCACATTTTGCAGTGACCGCCTTGAAGGGGAAATTCATTTGAAACAATTTTTCGCAGGATTTCCGGTTAAGTCAAGAATTTTTATGACGAACCTCGCCCCCGAATCGCTTGGCGTGCTCCCGGAATATGGACTCGGCGATGGATTCGCTCAACGACCTAACCTGCACCGTGGCGTCCGGGTTGGCCGGAATAACCACCAGCGATACCTCGTGGAGGTCCACCTCCTTGATCCCTTTGAAGTCCTCCGCATAGAAAAATATCCCCCCGATAGACAGGGTTTTAAGTGACCCCTCTACGATTTGAAAGCGGGTATGCACCGCGTCGGGGTGTGGTGAGTCGGTGACTTCCCCCCGCACCGCCAAGCCCGTTTGCACGACTGAAAGTTTGGAGTAATGCCCCATCAGGCTTATCACTTGCCGGGTGTGGTTAATCAGCATCACCGGGTTCTCCTTGAATCGGCGGATGGACTTGTCAAAAGCCCCCGGCATCACGTAGTCCTGATCCCGGTCCCGGTTGGTCACGCTCCCGAAGGTGGAGCCGAAGCCCTCAAAGGACACTCCCCGGTAATCCACCACGACGTTGTCCCTCTTGACCTCAGTGGCCTGCTTTACGTCGGAGATGGGCTGATTGCTCTCCCACAGCTTGACATCCCGGCCATCCTGATAGACGCCCCCAAACTGGGCCACGTCTTCACGGTGTAGGGTAACGGTTGCGCCTCGGGCAACCACCAGTAGTCCCTCCGAGTTGGGGACTGCCAAATCCACCTCAACCGTCTTCCCGGACTGGCTCCGAACGATCCCCGCGATGGCCTGAGAGTTGGGGTGTTTGGGGTTCCATAGGACCATCTTCCCGGTTAGGTTGATAGCCGCCTTTTTCTTCTTTGCTTCCGTCTTGATTTTTATCATGTGGTAAGAATTACCACAGTTTGCAAGATCGTGCAAATTTTCTAATTAACCCGCTGACGACCTGCCGCATCCAGCTCTTGCTCCGGCCTTGAAACCATCTCAAAATCAAATTTCTCAATGAGGTAGTCGGCGAGGAGCCCTTCGCAGTCCATCCACCCCGCCAGTTCCGGGCTGAGTAGGTTGAGAGCAAGCAGGCACGTTTCATAGGCTGCCTGTGTTGAGGCGGGATACTCGGATTGGGTATGGACGGTGGGAGTAGTGCCCCCCAAGGCTATTTCCACCCCTGTTAGTTTGCAACGTATAATGGTCATGCTTAAATACTAAAGGCGACTTAGTAAAAAGTAAAGCCCTTTTTACCCCTCACCCCACCTGATTTTGATCATCCTCGGCCCGTGCTTGGGGGCAGTTGCCGCAGCCGAAGCCTTAGCCGCCTCCGCTGCCGCCAGAGTCTCGTTGTCCACGTATTTGCCCCGGAAGTTGGCTATCACAAAGCGAAACCACTCTGGGTCTTCCTTGGCAAACTTCACATGGTCGGTCATTAGCTTTTCAATGCCTATCGTCATCACCTCCGTGGCGTAGATGGCGTCCGAGTAGGCTGGGTGCTCCAACTCCTCCGCAGTCAGGCCGTCCTTCAACCATCTGGTGATATACAGCTTCCCGGCATACGCATTGGTCCCGGCCTCCTCTTGGCCCTTGCCTAAAATGGGCTTTTTATCCTCCCCAATCAGGGTCTCCTCGTCCTTGGTCATGCCCCGGTGAGTGCCCACGACCGCCTTGCGCTCCTTAGCCCGCTTGAGCAAAAACTTCTTACTGTTGGCCAGCACCTCAGGTGATGCGTCCTCCAAAGCATGGGTCATCTCATGCGCCATCAATTGCTCCGTCCGGTAGCCCCCCGGCTCAAGGTAAACCGTCTTGGTCTTCTCGTCCCATTCCCCCCGGTCCTTGAGCTTTATCTTCACCGCCTTTAGGCCGCCCATCATCTCCTCAGGGACCATGTGGGCAAAGAAGGCGAGCCCGTCCATGGCCCGGCCCTTGATTTTGCCCAGCATGTCCTTTAAAATCTCCGGCTCAATATCCTCCTTGATCATGGAGGGTCTGGTGTCCCACTTGTCAAGCTGGTCCTTCACCTTTAGGCTGTCCAGTAGGGAGTTGCCCTCCACCTTGGACACCATGTCTAAAAAAGGTGGCCCGGCTTTTGCGTTCTTTTTGATTTCCCGGTCAAAGTCCTTTAAGACCCCCAAGTTGCGTTCCTTAATGGCCTTGAACTCCGCCAGCTCTACCACTTGCTCCGGCGTGGCGTTTGGTCCCAGAGCCTCCAGCTCGTTTATCCGCTTCTGCGCCCACGTCAGGGTTTCGACAGACTCTGC